TGATATACTCGCGTCAAGGGAGCCGTGCTATTAACATCCCCATAATAAAGTTCACCATTTGTCGTGTTGCTAATGTCGTGCGCTTTGTGAGCTACGTGAGCAAAAATTAATAGAGTAGGTACGCCATCTACTTGGGTGTTGAATAGTTCAAACGACCATTGGTTATTCTCATGAGGAACATAGTCTAAAGGCGTCCTGTCTATCTCTGGGGATGCTGCTCCTGAAACAAGATAATTAGTGACCGTAACCCCTGATTCTCTCCCCATATATAAGTCGAATGATTCGGATTTCTTAACAGAGAACAGAGTTCTTGTGATTTCTGTCGATCCTGGCGTTAAGAGCTGAAATCCGCCTATTTTACGAGGGTATCCTTTATAGAATCTTACCCATTGCCCGTCTATGTAGCCCGTGCTGTCGAATTGTGTCAGGTCTCTTTGAATGCCAGGAGTGGGCTTTAGGGGTAATATTTTATGATCAGCCATTGTCGTAAGCTCGTATTAAAGAATAGAGATTACGCCCATAATCAAGATACCCTCCATTAAAAGAATTTATAGGGACAAAGCTTGCCAAATCATTGCCATCAATAATAACGGTTGGATTACCTGACGCAGAGATCCCGAGATTGCCTAGAGAATCTAAATAAATACCCGTTGTCTGGTCACTGACAAAACGAATGGATGGTTGTGCTGCTGTTCCATCTGCGAAAGCCACAGAGCCCGGCGCTTCAGTCGGGATACTATGGAGATCAGTCCCATCCGAATAAAGGATGAGAGATGCATCAGGGATGAGAGTTATCGGGTTCGCAGACCCAGCTATTGTTAGAATGAGGCTGAAACCGCCTATAGTCTCATTCTTCACATAATATTGAGCGTTAACATTAGGATAGGTGATCTGAACGTTTCCGGTAAGGTTACCTGAGAATTGATGGACTAAAAGGTTTGCTTCGGCCGTTGTCAGGACAACTGGTCCAGGGCCAATAACAACTTTATTTAGGATTCCTACTGTAAATAACGTAGATTTTCCATATCCAAGGGAGAACCAATTTACCCCATCTGTCACGAAGAAAGATGATTCTGTAGGCCTCATGATAAAGTTTGCGAAGCCATCTATAAGAACGCCGACTCCCGTAGGAATGATTGTTAATTGACCTGCTGCACTAATGTTATGAATCGAAAAGAAGAACCCGTTACCAATACCTGCACCTGCGGGGGAGGGCAACGTAAATGCTGCTTGTCCTCCCACAAATTTAAAGAGAGTTGCTCGGTCCAATGCACTAACTGTATAGTCGTCATCTTTTTCGACAACACTGAATTCCGTATTGAGTGTTGCAGCTAGGGTAGTTAACCCAAACCCTTCTAAAGTGTAAGCGTCTGCGGTGGATGCCCCTGTCCCATACTGCGTGACTCCCCAAATCCCAGCGTCAGTCGTATTGTCTTTGACATATATATAAAATGCTTCTCCAGGATCTATTTGGATAATCTCTCCGCCACCGGCGTCATATACAGTGAATGCCTGAACACCCATATTCTTATATATAACGCTTTCGCCGACAGAGACCTGCATTGCTGAGGGCATATTGATGTCAAATATATCTCCATTTGATATTACGTCCATTAACTTTGCGACGACTTCTGTTGTGTCAACGAATGATGAGGGCCAAACAAGAGTTATATTCTCTGTTAGTGTAATTTCGCGGTAACTAACATCTGAGGGCTGTATAGGTGTACCACCAAAAATATTTGTATATGACATTAATCTTTTGTCCTTTTCGAATAACGATCGGTGATACGGCCCTTATCTTCAGCGTTAAGACCGATAAGCGCTTCGAGATAGAACTGTTTGTAAGTTTGAACACGCTCATCGTCTTTAACAAAGATCATCGCTTCCAAAAGAGAAGCATAAATAAGCAATTCAGGTGCGTTCTCTGTAAGCCAGTTTGTCTGATTGGTTAGATCCAATGGCTGTGATTGCTCTGAATAAGCCACCTCAAATGGGTAGGCTATATCGGGCGTAGGAACAATTAACCAGTTGTTGTACCCGTAATCAGAAAAATACTTAGGAAATCCTGTCTCTGTGTCATCAGGCCAATATTCGCGGCAGAACTCATAACTACGAAGAAGCAATTGATTCCTGGTGTTAAATCCAGGGCCATTACTCCCTACGTTGAAAGTAATCGTACTCCTCCATCGGGCGGGTTTTATAAGAACACCATTCCCGGGGGTAAAGTTGCCAGTCATATAGACCTCAAGGCCAAGTGTCTTAGAATCCTTGGAAATGCGTCTTTGGCCGAGCATGATAAAGACGGGAATATTATCTTTAACGTCTAAGTCATCCCGCTCTAAATACGATAAAATTGTATCATAAAGAGTTTGATATGTAAGTTCGAATGCCATACATCTCCTTACGTATTCGTCGTGTAAGAGACGTACACAATGTTATCCGAGGCATTTAAAACATCTGTCGCTATAAAAAGACCATCTCCAGGGGATAGATATATAGGCATATTAAATCCTACTGTCCCTGATGCTATTGGTGTCTCAAAATCAGAATATTGTTCTGTATTAAGAAAAAGTTTATGAGCCACTGGGGTCCCGGTCGTTCTCGTTACATATATAGACTTTATGAGTGTCGCAACGTTGGCAGGGGCAATGAATATCTGCGCATTCTGTACGTTCTGGAACTGAGTGATATCGTTTGAAAAACTAGCAGAAGGTGACGGTACTACTTGTGGAATCTCTATATAGCTCATCGCATATGAGAATACTTGTCCAGCAGGTTGCAGGAGAGAAACATTTATGTACCGTGCATGGGCGTCTGCAGCATCTACGCTAATGATAACCTGTCTATCATTATCCACAACGACAGCAGAAGAGACATTCCCATTTGAGGCATAGAATCTTCCTGCCCCACCTAACGTAGGGATAGCATCGGCAGTGATACGGACAATAGCCGTGTTTAGACCTGCGTCGATCGAGAAATAGAAGTACTTGATAACTGCGACTACATCGACGCCAAGATCTATAGTAAATAGCTCAGTTCCTGGTCCTACTTGGGTATAACTGCCTGTTTTGTTTTTCTCTAATGCCATTATGGGTTCACCATTATCCAGCTGACTGTAGACGTGTCTCCTCCTTTGTGAGAAGTAAGCGTAAACGAGACGCCGGGGACGATAGCACTGATCCTTAAAACACCATCATTGTCACTCGATGGGAAGTGTTTTGTAGCTACGATTATAGAGTTAGCCGTGACAGCTGTTGATGCGACTGTGACATTCCCAGAAGCAAGAGTAGCCCTACCACAGGTTTGAGCTGCTCCAGTGTTATTCGCTGTAACGACTATACCGGTTCTAGAAAGAGAACCGCTTTCTACACGGAGAGCGTTGCTTACAGTTCTTATTATTGTTCCTGATACAGGTGCTGCAGGCGTGGTAGCGTCATTTTGCAACTTGATTTCAGGAGGAAGAGAGTTAAATGTCCCTATATCCAAGGCATAAGCAGGAGATGGGTTACCTATCCCGACAAAGCTGCTCACTCCCGCCGACCCTACCCCTAAAGAAATAGAATTAGAGGTATTTACAAAAGCGCTGGCCCCAATGGCAACGGAATTGTTTATACCGTTAGTAGCAGAGGTTTGAGGGCCCAATAATGTGCAGCCCTGGAGGTTTGTTGCCGTTGCACCAGCCTCCCACCCCAAAGCGACGTTACTACTACCACTCGTAAGAGTGTTTAAGGCGCGCGTGCCCACTGCGGTATTATTCATTGTATCTGATGCTAGTAGGGCATTATTACCGATCGCCACGCTTTCGTTCGCGGTAACATTCCCGTTTAAACTATTCAGCCCCAAAGCCACATTATCCGTTCCCGTCGTGTTGCTAGTAAGAGATGAAGACCCAACCGCTATGTTATTACCGCCCGTCGTGTTGCTACTTAGAGATGAAGGCCCGACCGCTAAGTTGAAATCGCCCGTTGTGTTGTTAAGTAGAGATGAAGGCCCGACCGCTATGTTGATACTGCCCGTTGTGTTGCTAAATAGAGATGAATTTCCAACCGCTATGTTGAAACCGCCCTCTGTATTGCTATTTAGAGATGAAGGCCCGACCGCTATGTTGGCAGTGCCTGTTGTGTTGCTACTTAGAGATGAATTTCCAACCGCTATGTTGGAATCGCCCGTTGTGTTGCTATTTAGAGATGAACCTCCAACCGCTACGTTGGAGCTGCCCTCTGTATTGTACTGTAGAGACTGTCTCCCAACCGCTATGTTATTACTGCCTATCGTGTTGCTAAATAGAGATAAAGTTCCAACCGCTACGTTATTACTGCCTATCGTGTTGCTAGTAAGAGATGAAGGCCCAAAAGCTGAATTGAAATCGCCCGTCGTGTTGCTAAATAGAGATGAACCTCCAACCGCTACGTTGGAATTGCCCGTCGTGTTGTTAAATAGAGATGAAGGCCCGACCGCTAAGTTGGTACTGCCCGTCGTGTTGCTAGTAAGAGATGAAGACCCAACCGCTATGTTGGAGCTGCCCGTCGTGTTGCTAAATAGAGATACAAACCCAACCGCTATGTTGGAGCTGCCCGTCGTGTTGCTCTGTAGAGATTGTGTCCCAACCGCTATGTTGGCATTGCCCTCTGTATTGTACTGTAGAGACTGTCTCCCAACCGCTACGTTATTACTGCCTATCGTGTTGCTATTTAGAGATGAAGACCCGACCGCTACGTTGAAATCGCCCGTTGTGTTGTTAAGT